AAAGGACTACCGCACCGCCTTAAGGAAACTGCGGAGAAATCCGCGAAACCATCTCGCTCAAGCGGAGGCTGAATCCATAGAACGGTTCTTCCGCTCCGGCTGGTACAAGTGCCTCACCGATGTGGACGGCGAAATGGTGATACGAAAACTCAGAGAGGAGGATTAACGGCTATGACTGCAAAAGAATATCTGCGTCAGGCGTACCGGCTTGACCACAGGATAAATTCCGACCTTGCGGAACTCGAACGGCTCCGCGACATGGAAGGCAGCATCAGTTCTCCCAGCTTCGAGGAACACTATAACCCGAACCGCAACACGGAGGCTCCCTTCATCCGCTGCCTTGAGAAGGTGTGGGATTTGGAGATGAAGATAAAGACCGAGATCGACAAACTCATATCCTTAAAAGACCAGATGCGCGAGGTGATTGACGCCGTCCAGAACACGGACGAGCAGATGGTTCTCCGCTACCGCTATATCCATAACATGACATGGGAGCAGATCGGTGACGAACTCAAAGCTGACGAAAGCACGGTCAGACGGTGGCACCGCAGGGCGCTTGCAAGCGTTATCGTCCCGGCTGATCCCATCGTGATATAAATGTGCCGAAAATACCCGGTTTTGCCCAGCAATGCCCACCTTGCATTTATGGTACATTATAATCAGCGGAGCAGAATCAAGAAGCCTCAAGGGTGCAGACCTTTGGGGCTTTCTTCATGCCCAGGAAAGCGAGGTGAAAGGATGCCAAGGAAACCGAAACGACCATGCCGCTATCCCGGATGCGGTCGGCTCTCTGACGGTCCCTACTGTGAGGAACACAGGAAAGCCGTGCGGGACGATTACAACCGTTACGAACGCGCTCCCGACAGCAACAAGAAATACGGCAGGTGTTGGAAACGAATCCGAGACCGCTACGCTGCGGCACACCCGCTGTGCGAACGCTGCCTCAAGGAAGGTCGGTACACTCCCGTCGAGGAAGTGCATCACATCGTTCCCATCTCGAAAGGCGGCGACCACAGGGAAAGCAATCTGATGAGTCTTTGTCAGTCGTGCCACACCAAAATCCATGTGGAGATGGGCGACCGGTAGGGCGGTCAAAATCTCTGCGGGACCTATAGCGGACAGCGGCCTGGGGTCACGTGTGAATAAAAAGCGTAATCAAAAGGGTGATAAAGGAAGGCGGTGAGAAAATGCCGACAAAATCGAATAACACCGGCGGACAAGGCGGAAAAAGGCCCGGCGCCGGACGCAAGAAAAAGGCTGTGACCGAAAAAGCGGCAAACGGAAACCCGGGTGGCAGAAGGCTTACCGTTCTTGACATTCCCGATGTTGAAGGGGCAGCAATGCCGAAGCCGAAAGACATCCTCTCGGCAAAACAGCGCGACGGTACGGAGCTTCGCGCAAAGGAGATATATGAGGAAACATGGCAGTGGCTAAACAAAATTGGCTGTGCCGCGTATGTTTCTCCCCAGACAATAGAGCGCTACGCTATGTGCGTGGCACGATGGATTCAGTGTGAGGAGATGACCAATGAACTCGGTTTTCTCTCAAAACATCCGACAACCGGAAAGCCGATTACTTCTCCGTTCATAAATATCGGAATCAACTATATGAACCAGGCAGCCCGTCAGTGGGATGCCATCATGCAAATCGTCAAGGAGAATTGTACCGTGGATTTCAGCGGCGCAAACCCTAATGATGATTTGGAACGACTGCTTCATCAGAGAAAGGGGTTTTAACATGACCACATATAAAACCTGCGAAAGCGTATGCATCGGTCACCCGGATAAACTGTGTGACCTTATTGCCGACAGCATTCTGGACGAGTGTCTGCGGCTCGACAAATCCTCCCGTGTAGCCTGCGAGGTCATGGCAACGGGACACAAAATTATCGTAGCGGGAGAAATCACCTGCTCAAAGCGTGTGGATATCCGGTTTATCACTCGGCAGGCGCTGCGGAAAGCTGGATACAATCCGATAGGATACCTGATTTATGTATTTGTACATAAACAGTCCGAGGACATTGACAGCGGCGTGTCCAGGGCTCTTGAATCAAGGAACGGAGATACCTCATGGTATTCCACCATCGGCGCCGGAGACCAGGGTACGGTTTACGGATATGCCACCAACGAGACAAAAAGCCTTATTCCTCTGCCGCTGGAACTTGCTCATCAGATTTGCAAACGGCTCGACAAAGTTCGCTCGGACGGAACTGTCAAGGGCATCTACTCCGACGGCAAGGCGCAAGTGACCGTTCAGTATGAGAATGGAAAACCCGTGCGTGTTAAGACCATCGTGGTTTCCGTTCAGCATTCCAAGGATAAAGATCTCGATGCTCTCCGAAGTGAGATCATCGCCAATGTCCTGTGGCCCGTGTTTGAGGATTTTCCTTTTGATAAAGATACGGAAATCCTCGTAAATCCCTCCGGCAGATTTGTTAAGGGCGGTCCCGCCGCGGACACAGGTCTGACCGGTAGAAAAATCATCGTGGATACCTACGGCGGTGAAGGTGCGCATGGCGGCGGAGCGTTTTCCGGCAAAGACCCCACCAAGGTCGACCGTTCAGCGGCATATATGGCAAGATGCGCTGCTGTGTCCGTCGTGCAGAACGGATTCGCGGATAAGTGCCAGGTTGCTGTTTCCTATGCCATCGGCAAAGCTGACCCTGTTGCCGTTCAGGTAGATACTTTCGGCACAGGCAGATATTCCGATACTGCAATCAGAAACGCCATCATTGATACATTCAACTTCCGGCCGGCGGCAATTATAGAATTCCTGAAACTGAAAGATACGGATTATTCCGCGACCTCGACCTACGGTCACTTCGGCGGCTTTGAGAGATGGGAGTGGAACCATTGTTCACAGGAACTCCGGGAGGCGGTGAAAAAGCATGAACAAGACAACGACTGAGATGCAGATAGTACCCATCTCCAAGCTGGTACCTTACCAAAATAATGCAAGAACACACTCGGCGGAGCAGATAAAAAAGCTCCGCTCTTCTTTACGGGAATTCGGCTTCGTGAACCCCGTCCTCATAGACCGTAGCTATGGAGTCATAGCCGGACACGGCAGAATCCAGGCGGCTATGGAGGAAGGCATCACCGAAGTGCCGTGCGTATATGTCGACCATCTCACCGACGCGCAGAAGAAGGCATATATTCTCGCCGACAACCGGATGGCACTTGACGCCGGATGGGACGAGGAACTTTTGAAGATAGAGTTGGAAGAACTCGAGGGACTCGGTATCGATCTCGGTTTAACGGGTTTTGATGAAAAGGAACTGTCTGACCTTTTCGGCAAGGATACTGAGATAAAGGATGACGAGTTCGATGTCGAAGCAGAACTGCAGAAGCCGACCTTCTCAAAAGCAGGAGATGTGTGGAAACTCGGTCGGCATACGCTCATCTGCGGAGACTCTACAAAGCAGGAAACCTACGATACTCTTCTGGGCGAAATCAAGGTAAATCTGGTGCTGACCGACCCGCCCTACAATGTCAACTATGAAGGCTCCGCCGGAAAAATAAAGAACGATAATATGTCGACGGAAAAATTCTATAAGTTTCTTCTGGATGCGTTCACTTGCATAGAAAAGGCCATGGCGATGGATGCATCTGTATATATTTTCCATGCAGATTCGGAAGGATTAAATTTCCGGCGTGCTTTTAACGATGCGGGGTTTTACCTGTCCGGATGCTGTATCTGGAAAAAGCAGTCTCTCGTACTCGGACGCTCTCCGTATCAGTGGCAGCACGAACCGGTCCTGTACGGCTGGAAGAAAAACGGCAAGCATCAGTGGTACACCGGCAGAAAAGAAACCACTATCTGGGAGTTCGACAAGCCGAAGAAAAACGGAGATCATCCCACAATGAAACCTATACCGCTCCTGGCTTACCCCATCATGAACTCCTCGCTTACAAACTCCATCGTCCTCGACCCTTTCGGCGGCAGCGGGTCTACCCTTATCGCTTGTGAGCAGTCCGGACGCATCTGTTATACAGCCGAGCTTGATGAGAAGTTCTGCGATGTTATTGTGAAACGGTACA